TAGACCAAATTAACTACGGCTACGAAAATAGAGGAATGGACGTCGACGATATGGGCGTATGCGAAAAGACTTGGAGGGTTTGCCAACGTTGGACTAGAACTAGCCCTATATTATAATTAACTTAACTTTAACAAATGAGAATCGGACTACATAAAGATAATTACGTCGACGCTAATTCAATGACTAGAATAGTAAATCTTTATGCGCCTACAAGAACAAGCGACGGCGAAGGAGGCTATACGACTACGTTTGCTTTAACTCAAACAGTATGGGGCGATTTTAGGCCTCAAACGCAAAATAGAGCGCTTTTAGAGTTAGAACTAAGCTTTACTAGGTTTGCTAAGTTATTTATTCGTTACGACGCTACAATTAGCGATAATTACCAAATAGAAGTAGAAGGCCAACGTTATACTATACACTCAATAAAGGACGTAGATAATGCTAGGCGATTTTGGGAAATATTAATGTACTACTAATATGGCGGACCGTATAACTTTTAGCATAAACGGGATAGACCAACTTTCTAAGCGTCTTAAAGATATGGACCAAAAGGTTAAAGACTCTTTGGCTATGGAATTAAGAGAATCCGCTATGAAGATCCAAAAGGATGCTAAAAGAAACGCTCCTGTAGATATGGGTACCTTAAGGAATTCTATCTATATGGATTACGATTACCAAAAGAATAAACTTACTTATAGTATTGGCGCTTCTGCTAGTTACGCTCCTTATATTGAATTCGGAACCGGAGGAAGCGTTAAGGTAGATCCTAAATATACTAGCTATGCAGCTACTTTTAAGGGCAAAGGAAAAGGAGGAACTTTAGACGAATTTATGCTAGCCTTAATGGATTGGGTAAAACGTAAAGGAATAACGGGAACTTATAGCGTAAAGACGCAAAGAAGAACAGGAAGTAGAGGTAGCAGAATGAGCGAAGACTTCGACGTAGCTTTTGCGATTATGCTAAAGATATTAAAGAAGGGAATTAACCCGCAGCCGTTTTTACTTCCGGCTTATGAAGCAGAAAAGGTTAACTTAGTAAAGAAAATTAAACAAGCGATAAAAGATGCTAAACCCTAATATAGAAATAAAGAAATGGTTTTTTACTAACCTAGAAAGCGCTACTAACCTAGACGTTTACGACGGTATAGCGCCCGAAGGAGCAGGTAACGAATACATAGTTTTAACAGGTCGCGCAGGATCGCAGGACCAAGGTAAGACGGGATTTACTAGCGATATTACTATCATTGTAGACATTGTTACAAAAAATGCTAACTTTGGTTTTAAGAGGGCGGAAACTATTAGTAATTTAGTTCTTACTGCGATAAATTCGGACACTCAAATAACGCTACCTAGCGGTTGGGATTCTTCGAGTTTAAGCGTAGGAAATATAAGAAATCTAGACGGATTAAATCCTATAGATAATGTTTTCCGAGTTCTTATAACATATAACATAACAATAACTCAAAATTAAAATTAAACAAAATGGCAGAAACAAAAGTAAGCGGTAGAGACTATATCCTACTTGCAGACATAGACAACGACGGAACCTTTAAGCCGGTAGCGTGCTTAACTTCTAACTCTTTAACTTCAACGTTAGGAACTATCGACGCTACTTCTAAGTGCGGCGATCAATACACGCCTAGCCCTTCTTTTAACCAATCTTTCGAGTGTGAAGGTTTCGCTATTGACGAAACAGGTACTCCTTCAAAAGATAGCTACCAACAGTTATACGCTGCGCACGCTGCTAAGACTTTGTTTGCTATTAAAATGGGTAAAGCGACTCCAACTGCGGGCGATATTACTTACGGAGGCGTTGGTTCTTTGGTATTTATTAGTAACTTTAACGTTAACGCTGCAGATAAGGACGACGTTAAGTTTACTGCAACTTTTGTAGTAAGCGTACCTCCTATCGCACAAACTGAAACAGTTTAACTTAAAAACAATTTATGTTTGAATTAAAAGTAAAAGATAAGACTATCCCCCTTCAATGGGGGACTTGGTCTATGCACGAGTTCACTAAAGAAAAGAATTTAACTATACAAGAGTTTTTCCAAGTTCTTAGCAATTCTCAAATAGACCTAGGCAATATCGTTAGTTTTATTTTTATCGGTTATAAACACGCTGCCTTAGTTAATAAGGTAGAGTTAGAATATACCGAATTCGACGTTTTCGAATGGCTAGACGAAATGGGCGGAATGTTAGACGTTAACGGGCAGGTAATGGAATATACTAAGTATATTATTTCAAGAACTACCGCTATCGTATCTAAAAAAATGGTAGAGGGCGAAAAAAAAAAGGGTAAATAGTCTTACTTGGGACGATACCTTGGTTAAGGCTGCGGAATGTGGGTTAAAGCCTAGCGAATTTTGGGAAATGACTTGGAAAGATTTTTCTATTATCGTAATGGGTAAGGAACGATCCGAGTTAAACGAATGGTCCCGAACTAGACAGTTAGCCTATGTAATGTACCTAAGTAATACTGCGGAGCAGCACCCTAAGCCTTTAAAATCATTTTGGCCAATTCCGGAACTAGACGACGAAGACGAAGACGAAGAAAAAATTTATATAACGGACGAACAGTTAAAGAACACTCTTAAACTGTACGGAGTAAATTAATAAGGAAATGGCAGAAAGTACAGGGGATCCCCAATTAGAAGTAAAAATAGGAGGAGACATAACCCAACTCCAAGCCTCCATAATTGCGGCCGAAAATGAATTAAGGGGATTCCAAGCGGAAATAAAAAAGACTACCGATACAGGTAGAATCGCAGAATTATCTAAGAGTATAGAAGTTACCCAACAAAGGATCGCAGGGATGCGTCAAGAAATGGGTAAAAGCGCCGGAGCGTCTAACCAAGCTATTAACGCTTTAGGTAACGTCTCTAGAGTAGCGCAGGATGCTTCTTATGGTTTTATGGGTATAGCCAATAACTTAAACCCTTTATTCGAGTCCTTTCAAAGATTACAAGTTAGTTCGGGCGGTACGGGTAACGCACTTAAGCAAATGGGTTCCGCGTTAACAGGGCCGGCGGGTATTGGTCTAGCCATTGGCGTAGTATCTTCTTTAATAATTTCTTTTGGGGATGAATTAACCGATTTCGCTAATAACAAATTAAGCGGAGTAACGGAAGCTATGAAGTTAGAGGCCGGAGTATTTAAAGAGGCCCAACAAGGCTACGTTAAGGCTACGGAAGATATTAACCAACTTAACCAAGCGCACGACGACTATACTAACGGTATTATTAGTAAGGAGCAGTTCTTAAAGAAATTTAACAGTACTTTAGGAGACACAATCCAAAAAACCGACGATCTAGCTACTGCGGAGAAATTCTTAGCAGACGGGGCCGAGCAATATATCCAAATGATGTATTACAAGGCGGTAGCTACCGAGGCGCTTAATCAAGCTGCTAAAAAACAAATTCAAGCTTTACAAGAAGAAAACGCGCCTTTACAACCTACTTTAGTAGAAAGGGCAGTTAGCTTTTTAGCCCCTGCAGGAAGTGCAAGCGCAGAAGAAAGAGCCGCACAATCAAGAAAAGAAAGAATAGACGATCTAGGGAACGACGCTTATATCTTAAAAAATATAGCAGAAAACTATAAAACCCTAGGCGATAACATACAGTACAATTTAACGAGAATATTTGGCGCTCCTGCGGGTAATAAGGGGAAGGAAACTGATCCTATGAAGGAGTATCTAGCCGAGCAAAAGTACGAGTTACAAAGACAGTTAACGGACATAGAAAATCAAAGAAAAAAGTTTGCTAAGCTTGATCTTAGGCCTATGCTTACTGTATTCGATCCGGAGGGAGACAAAGAAGCAGAAAAAAGAAAACGATACTTTGATAAATTATATAAAGAGAATTTAGAGCAATCTAATAAAACAGGGTTAGGCGATTTCTTACAAAAGGATTCTCAAAAGAGAATAGAGGCTTACAAAATAGAAGAAAAGCAATTAAAGGAACTTAGAGAAAGCCAAGAAGATTTCGCTAATTCAGTAGCAGACTTTGGGGCTAACGCTTTTAGGACCTTATTTACTACTTTAGAAAATGGAGGAGACGTTCTAGAAAGCCTTAGTAATATGTTTAAGCAGTTAGCTATAGATATAGCTGCGGCGGCAATTAGAGCAGCAATTTTCCAAGCTATTATGGCTGCGGTAGATGCGGCTTCCGGAGGCGGAGCAAGTGCGGCCAAGGGCGGCGGAAGTATCTTAAAATCTATATTTGGTTTTGCAGACGGAGGTATCGTAACTAAACCTACTTTAGGCCTTATAGGCGAAGCAGGACAAAACGAGGCTATTATCCCTCTTAGCAAATTAAATAGTTTTATGAAGACCTCTTTTAGTGCGGGCGCTATGTCGGGTAATGGCGTAGGAAACGGAGGGGGCGGAGTAGCGGTATTAAGAGGACAAGACTTGCTAGTAGCAATCAATAGAACGCAAAGGGCTTCTGCGCTTAAAGGACAAAATATAAGTTTATTATAATGGCATACGGACTAAAATATACTATAAGTCAAATCTTAAGGGACGAGACTATTTTAAAGGTAGAAATATTAGAAAAGGATTACATAGGGGCGGTTAAGACATACGACGATAAATATTAACTTAGAGTCTAACTCTAGCGGAGACGAGCCTTTACCTTCTATTATTTCTTCGCAGCTAAACGTATCGTTTATAATATCGGACGCAGACGCGGCGTCTACCTTCCCCGATCTATTAAGTTTCGACGATCGTAAATACTTTGTTAAATTTTATAACGGGGCTACCTTTTTATGGTGCGGCTTCTTATTTAACGACTACGTTTCTTTGCCTTTTACTACAGGATTCGTTCAAGTAGACATAGTAGCGATAGACGGACTTTCTTTGTTAGAATATAGCCAATTTAATTTTATAGAAAATGAAAGCGTAAATAGCCTAGTTAGGTTAATAGACGTAATCGCCCAATGTATAAATATTATAGACTATCCCGATCCTATTAGTATGATTACTTCTTGTTCTTACTATGCGGAGGGGATGTTTGATCGTTCGGACGCTTCGGGAGACGAGCCTCTTTCTCAAAGTTATATCTATAGAAGAGACCTACAGGGTAAAACCTATTATGAGGTCCTAGAAAATATAGTTACTTCCTTTGGATGTAGGTTATTTCAATCGGACGGCCAATGGCAATTTTTAGCTATTAACGAAATGGCCCAATCTACCGCTAGGTATTATACGCAGTATTTTTTATACCCTACGGTTTCGATAGGGGCTTCGGGAACTTTAGACGAGGCGGTAAATATTGCCCCTTATGCAGAAGGGAACGTTCACTTTATAAATAACTCGCAAGATAAAGTAGTTAGAAAAGGATACCCTAAGCTAATTCATAATTACAATTTTGAATATCCGGATAATTATATACATAACGGGACATTAAAAGGAGTTTACGATCAAGGTCTTTTAACTAACCTTCCTTACGGTTGGTATTATTTCCAATCTACTACTAGCCCTATTTCGGGCGACGTAGTTACTGTAGTTCCGAACTCTAATTTTAACGAAATAGAATTAAGCGCGATAGGAGGTTTTGGGAAAACGGCTTATTTACAAAATATTCCTACCCCGCCTTTTCAGCCTTACTATTATACTCCTTATATGGTAGCGCCTAGCTTTACGTTCTCTTTTGAACATAAAATGTTAGCGGATTTTGGTAAAGTAGAAATAGCTTGTATTGTTGGCGCTACTACTTATTACTATAACGAGACTAACAATACTTGGGGAACTACGCAACGATATGTAACCTATGAAGCAGCGCCGGAAATATTTTTAGGGATAGCTTGGAGTTCGTTTAGTATTAACGTTAGTATGAGTTACCCTGCGATTCCGTTTTCTTTTGGTCAAAATTGGGGAGGCTATATAAGAATTAAATTTTTTGTGGGGGATATTTCTAGTAATCATTATAACGTAACTTTAAGAAATATTAAGATTACTCAAAATACGCAGGAAATTAAGTCTATAGAGGTTACTAGACAAGTAGGGACAGGTAATACCAACGTTAAAAATACTTCGCAGCCTTACGGATCTTTTACTTTTTTAACGTTAGCTACGAGTTTTATATCGACTAATAATTTGGGTAATTTATATAATGTTTCGGGGGTTCCGCTTAAAAATTGGTATAGGTGGCCTAGAACGGAGACCTTTCTTTTGCTTCAAATGCTTATAGCTAG